CGCGAGTCTTGAAAACACCTTAAATCGAGAAATGCGTGTAATTCGCTGAATTTTAGCAGATTGCACACATACTCCAAAAATCAACTTTTTTTCATCACCCATGCAGCGAGCCCACTCAACGCCGCACTCGACTGCTTGCGGTCGCTGTCGCGGTTGTAGTCGAACAGGTTGTCCATGAACTGTCCGTAGGCGTCACTCTCCGCCATCAGAAGACTGTTGAACTGCACGTTCTGGCGGACGAAGTCGCTCGTTGCGGCGATGCGACCGTCCACGTCGCTGGCCTCACGCAGCACCTTCACGGTCATCGTGGTCGACTGCCTCAGTTCTTTGACGAACTGGAAGTAACTCTCGCTGCACTCTACCACGGCCACGTCAGACAGATGGGCAAGTATAACGTCACGCATCTCGTCCGTTGAGGCTGCAGGCATCAGCACAGCATCGACCACGTGCCAGAGGTCGCCCAACTGACGGACTTGTACAAGGACGAACTGCTCGCCAACACACGGCATGACGTAGCAGAGGGAGCGGCCATAGTCGAACTGCCCCTCGGGGTTGAAGAAACGGACGGCACCGTCCTTCGCATAGAGGTTACGCTTGCGGCGGTTGGAGAACGCCACGAACTCGTCGCGGAACGTGTCAACGACCATATAGCGGAACGTGTCGCTCAAATGGCCGTGTTCCTCGTACGACTGACCTGTGGTCTTGTTCTTCACCTTCGTCTTCAGGATGGCGCCGTTCACGTCCTTCTGAACGCTCTGGTAGTCTTCCACCGAATTGCGGCACGTGTCGCCTATCTCGATGGACAGGCCATCGATGCCGCCGTCGAATATCTGATTGATGAACTCACCGCTCATCGGCACGCTCGGGTTGCGCGTTCCGACATGATCCTCTACGGTACATCCGCACTCCTGCAGCGTGGAGATGAACAAGTCCATCCAGCTGCGCTTCTCGTCGTCGAACGTATTGGAAGCCTTGGTCGATGCGTCTCCATGGACGTGGACGGTATCGTCATAGCCGATGGCCGTCAGATACTCTGCCACCAACTTGGCCGACCGCTTGACTGTGTTGTTCGGGTTCTCCGCGCACGTCTCGTGGAACTGACGCAGCGTTCCGTCCTGGTACTGCCAGTAACTGATGCTGATGTACGGAAGTACGTTGTTGTCGACTGAGATGTGCACGGGCAAGTTGTCGTCGTATGGGACCGTCTTCACGTGCCGTCCGGAGTTGAACGAACCGAAGAACTCGCTTCCCGTCCTGATGACGCCCCACTCTCCCAGCGCATAGACGTTGTAGTAGTCTGGGTCATGTATGCGGTCGTACTCGAAGTCAGCCACGCACTGCTCGTCGTAGTAGCCGTACTTGCCGTCGGGAGAACCGACTACCCAGAAGTTGTTGAGGTACGTCGTCTGTATGAGGACGGCATTCGACGGCTTCTCCTCTACCTTGCCCGTCCTGGCATTGGCGATGCTGCGCGTGGCGTTCTTTCGGAGCGACTTCACGCGGCAAAGGTCGGACGGTATGGGACGGCCGCCGAGCGTCACCTCCTGAGGCACGTCGTGCCATTGCTCAACATCCACGAAGTCTTTCTTGATCCAGTGGCTCTCCTTGACGGGGTTGAACGTGGAGATAATCTGCTGCCCCTCCTTACCGCGGAGACGCTTGCGTATCTGCTTCCAGTCCGTCAGCTCGAACTCGGACAGCTCCTCCAGGCACACGCGCTTGTAGTTCGAGATGCCCTTCACCTTCTCCGAGTCGTCGAGACCGGTGAAGTCTATGCGTGCTCCGTTGACGCACCTGCAGCAGTTCTGGACGAAACGGAACATGTCGCTCAGTCCAAGGCGCTCACACGCGACACGGAAATCTTCGTAGATGGTCCTGCTGATGGACGCGCCCACCTTACGCATGACAAGGGTGTTCTCTCCGTCGTACAGCGTCATGATGAGGATGGTCTGCGCCACACTGAACGACTTGGCACTCGAAGAACCTCCGTAGAGCACGATGTAGCGCAGCGTGACGTCCTGCATGTACTGCAGCAGGTAGAACGCATTCGGGTTGAGCTTTTTATAGTTTACGACCATTCTTCTGACATTTTGTAAAGTTTTTGAGGTAATCGCCTATGGTAAAATCTTACTTTTTGTCACAATTTTTCCTATAGGAGCAAAATGTCAATCTTCATCCTCGAAACCGATACGCAGTTCCGTCTTCACGGGTGAGTCGCCGCCAGTCAGTTTGACTTCCTTCGGCTTCTCCCAGCCGTTCATCGAGGCAAGGAGGCGGGCAGCCTCCGTCTTGCCATTGAACTCATACGAGATCTCGCCTTTCTTGTTCTTGATGGTCTTGAGCGCTTTTCGGACGCGGACGGGCATCTGATGAGGCGACTTGACCTTCACCTTGCCCGTGTTTTCGTCAACAAAGTACAGTTCGGCAGGGTCAACTTCGACGATGCCCATCAGCACCTGTTCTACTTTTGCCCTGTTCACGCGATGCGCTTCTTCGTCAATGGCACGGAGCTCTTTTACTCTCGCTGTTATCTCGCTCCTCTTCAAGAGCATATAGGCATTGTTGTTGACAGTGGCGGGCTTCATGTTGCCTGTGCTATAGGCCATGCGGTAGGCTTCACTGGCAATACCCGTGTCAATGTAGTATTGGCAGAACCTCTCTTGCTTGACGGTAAGTGGCTTTGTATTCATGGTTGTTCCTCCTTTTTGCCGAAGATGAGGCGGATGCCCTCCTCGGGTGTTTTATAGTGCAAAGGTACGACAAAAACGCTTTCGTCCACCACCTGTGCCACGCGGTCGTGTTCACGCATATACGGAACGAGCCGGACCTCGAACGCTCTGTGGGAGAGAACGAGTCCGGCTATATGAGACGTGGTTATCTGCTCTGGGCAGACGATGTTGACGAGTTTCCTGCAGCAGCCACGTGCAAACAGCAGTCCCTCGATGATGTCGTCGATGTAGGTGAACCGCCGCACGGTGCTTCCTCCGTTGTACAGCGTCACGACGTCGTCGTTCATCAGGTGCCAGAGGAGCGTCCCTGACCTCGGATGTGACCCGTACACGTTGTGGAGCCTGCAACCTGTGGCCGACGGACAGTACACGGCTGCATACTGCTCGTCGAAATGCTTGCTGATTCCGTACATAGACGTGGTGTTCGGAGCGTAGGCCGTGCTGCTCGACGCATAGACCAGCTTCACCTTGTGCCTGGCACATGCATCTGCGACACGGATGAAAGCGTCGATGTTGTCATGTCTGATTTGTTCGATGTCGTCATTGAAGACGGAAGTCTGGGCGGCGAGGTGATAGACGCAGTCAACGTCACCCTCTGCAAGCAGCAGTTCCACGGAATCTGCCTCGCTCCCCAGCACTCGGTCCACACGCACGACATCAGCGCCGCCGTCCTCGAGGCGGCGGCAGAGGGCCGTTCCGATGAAGCCCTCACTTCCAGTTACAATGAATTTCATGATGATTGGGGTTTTATGGCTGAGGCTTGCACTCGCGGATGAACCGTCGTTCGCTCACCCGCTTGTACTTCACCTCACGCCTGAAGTTCTTGACGAGCGCACGGATCTGCATGTCCGATAGGTTCGGGCAGTCGTGCAGCTTGTATATCTTGGCATCGCCCTGATGGTCTCCGAAGTTGCGCAGCGGATGGAAGCGCACGAACCCGTGCTCGTCCTCCATCAGCACGCATACCTCGTAGCCGTCGTTGTAGTTTATGGCAAATTGCATTGTTATAATAAAAATCCTCTGAAAACTGAAAAGACAACTGGAAACCGACCTTTTAATCCCCACGATTGCGATGGAGTCACGGCTGGTTCGTCAAGCAGTCGCCCGTATGGGTCGAAGGCTTCATGGAATGGCTTCTGCATGAAACCTTGGTAGAGGTCCATCTTCGACCATGTGGCGATGATGACAGGCCGCAGTTCCTTCAGTATTCGCATAAGGAACAGGCAGACGGAATCGCGGCACGATGGGTAGTGGCGTTTCATCAGCATGTAACGGTCGGCTGGTAGTGTGAAGAACGGCGGGTTGGTCAACACGACCAGCGTACCCTCGTCACGCGCCGCCAGTATGTTCGGGTGCAAGAAGTTGACGTTCATAGTCAGGAAGTCAAACTGCTCTGCCTCGTAACCTTTTCGCCTCAGTATCTCCACGTCTTCACGCTCAAGGGTGCTGGCGTAACAGTCGGTGCCCTCCGGTAGTGCGTCGAGCAGTGCGCCCTCGCCTGCTGCTGGGTCGTAGAACGTGAAGCCGTCAAAGGTCGGCAGTACCCTATGCAACCGCTCAACACAGAAGTCCGCCCACATCTTCGGGGTGTAGAAGGCTCCAGTCTCTGCCCGTCGCTTGTCGGAAAGTTCCATGTTGAATACTATCCTCCGAAGTTAAGTGTCGGCTGCATCTTGCTGACTATATTGCTCTCGGTAGAGTTTATCCACTTGTCAACGACACGCTCCTGGCGCTTTGCCTGAGCGAGCACGTCCTTGGAGTAGTGGGCGAAGAAACTGCGCTGGAGTTTGCGCATCAGCCACACGGCAGCGCGGAAGTGCTTAGCCGACTCCAGCGTGGGAATGCCATCGTTCTGCAGGGCTTCGTCGACGACCTGTTCCAGATCCTTACAGTGTTGCAGCGTCGTGTTCTTGTCGTGTTCGCGGAAGAACAGCCTCTGCTGCTCCCTTAATTTTTTTACGGTGTCGTAGAATTCTTTGTTGTCCATGTTGTTTCACTTTTTGGGAATTTATCTTTTTGAATATTTATGACGATGTACTTCAATTTGATCCCAGTCTGGGATGACAATGATAGATTTTTGCCCTACATCTTGCTCGGGGACTCCTGCTACGCCCTTCTTGCGTTTACGATATTCACGCTGCCTCTGCTTGATGGCCATGTCTGCCTCCACCTTCGTCCCGTATTTTACAAAGCCCGTGAGGGGCTCTTCACCCAACATGATACGAATACGGTCTCTCCGAATGGCTTCATTCCTCTTTTGCTGACCTTTTGCTACACGCTTCGCGCGTGTCTCGGGAGTCTCACTGCTCACGATGCGCCGTGCGTTGTCCGCCATCGAACGAAGTTCCAGGTTGCTGATGTCGCAATTCTGGCGGTCGCCGTCAATGAAGCAGACAAGCATTCCATCTGGCACAGGACCATGATGCAGCTTCCACACATGGCGATGTTTCGGAACCATTGCCTTTCCATCTTCCACTTTCACATAGACATAGCCATCTTTGCCGATTCGTTCGTAGCCCACTGGCTTAGTATTATGAGGGAGGGTGCCAGGTCTGAAACGTCCGGCCTTACTACGCTCAATCCCCTCTGCCGACATAAATTCACTGAGGCGTTTGCCTTTGTTTGCAGGAACATGGCCAGCTTTGAACCGCGTGGCAACCTTATTCGGATGATCGCATCTTTCCCGAGCCATCTCGCTGATAAACAGCTTTGACTTTTTCAAACCTAATTGTCGGGCCATGCCGTAAATCGAACTTTCGCTGTGTTTTGTTTTTACGCATAACCAGCCCATCGGCATACAGGCGTAATACTTTTGGAGAATTTTCAGCCGTCGTTCTGTCCAAGTACGTTTTATGTTTACCTTTCTCCGCAGCTTCAACACCTGAGCACGATTTCTTATGGCAGATCTGCTCACGCCTATACGCGTGGCCAGCCTGTCAAGGTCGCCTTTCGGATAGTGCCGGCGCAGCAGGTTGTCCATTTTATCATTCCACGTTCGTCTCATTGTTCTAAAAAATTAAATGTCAATTGTCTCCTCCTCTTTTGGGGTATGCACATAGGACAGCCACAAGAGTACCATCACTACGGCCATTTATATTTGCATGCCAACATGGACAACATTGGCAGTTAATATCAACTACGTGTACCCGTTGGATTTTACCGACGGGGTAGTTCACGCTCGCACCATGGGGACACGTCTTGCGTGTACCGTCTTCATTCAGTACATTGATCTGTTCCATACTTCACTTGGTTTCATTGGTTTCAAGATTACGTTTTCCAAACACCGACAAACCGAAAGAAGGTTGCCGTTGGTGTCACGCGGTCAACTTCAAAGCCATAGCACTTGTCCAGCCAATCTGATGCGACTTCGATTCCGAAAACAGCCCCGCAAGGGTCGTTTGCACGTTCTTGAAGATGGTTTTTGATTGTTCCCATGTCGGTGAATGTTTCCGGGAACTTGGCCTTGTATTCTTCAATCCTTTCGGCAAGGTCGATGCAGTTGTCAATCATTATGTTCATTTGTCGTTTTTATGGGTTTTGGGTCAGTTTATCAACTTGATTCCATTTTTCTCTTTGAATAACTTGTGCGCCCATTCGGGTGCTTTATTCTGGAACACGGCACCGCTTTCGTTCTTATCGTTGTCGTGTTCGTCACGATACTGCTCCAGTTCCTTGACGTACTGCTGAATGAGTTCTACCAATTCAGCGTCGGGGGATTCTCCGCCTTCAACGTGATACATCTGCTGAATGTGGTGGATGTCCTGAAGATACTTGTCGTTATACACCAGTGCCTCGTTGTTGCCGTGAACGTAGGTGACTGCGAGGATGCGAGCCGCCGTGTCGCGTCCGATGGCTGGTGTTCCGATGGCTGCGAAAGCTCCGAGCCAATCCTTGTATAGTTCGTTTGCGTGTTCCATTAGCGATGTACTTTCGTTACTTTCTTTTGTCCGTGCCTGCGATAGAGGGGGTTGAACTCGGCATCGCATAGAATGGTGTCGTACACCTGTTCGTAGGTGTATTCCTTCATGGTCTCGGCTATCTGCGGGATGGTGAGGTCTATCTGTATTTTCTTTCGCAGTTCGTCGCGCTGCTCATGGTTAAGGTCTATCACCTGGTAGTCGCCCTCCTTGTATTTGTTCATGCGGCCGAGTTCATCCTGTTTCTCTTGGCGTTCTATCATCTTGCTTTGTTTGATACCCCAGCGGTTCAGCCAACGGGCAAGAGTGTTTCTGTCAATGTTGAAGTTTGCAGCGAGCCTGCGTTCAGGTACTCCCCAGTTATACTGCTCGATGATTTTCTCTTTCTGTTCGGGCGGACACATCACGTCGGGGTCGGTCTTTCTTCCGACGGGGCGACCGAGCAGCACTCCGAGTTTCATTCTCAGTTTCAATCCTTCCTTGGTAAGCTGCCGTATCATCTGACGCTCGATTTCAGCAGCCAGTCCGAAAGCGAAAGCCAGCACCTTCGACTGAATGTTGTCGTCAAGTGCGAAGTTGTCTTTGACGGTGTAGATCTTGCACCCCGTCTTCATGCAGAAGTGCAGAATATCCATCACCATGTAGAGGTTACGACCCAAGCGGCTAATCTCAGCCGCTATCACGATGTCGTCTTTCTGTAGTTTCTTCAGTAGTGGTCCGAGGTTGCGCTTGTCGGGGTCTTTACAACCGCTCACGCCCTCGTCGGTGATATACTCGTCAATCTTCCATTCGCGGGCTTCGGCGAACTTCACCACGCCATGTTTCTGTGAGTTCACGTCCTGTTCGTCGGACGAGACTCGTAAATAACCGTAAATCATTGTTCTTTCTTTTTAAGTTCTTCGATAAGAGCGTCGGCGTAGCCAACAGCAGCTTTTTCTATTGTAAGCCTATAATCATAGCCTGCATCTACAAGTGCTGGATTAGATAACATTCCTTGCATAGCAGCAATGGCACCCCTTTTACGGACATCTTGCCAATAATCTTGAAGAGGGCTTTCGTAACCCCATTGTTTATATAGTTCTAATTCAGCAGTTTCATCATCAACCAATTCAACTTCTTCAGGTTTAAGTTCAATTGGATTACCCAAAGAATCACATTGGTCAAGTGCAATCTTTGCATAATCGGCAAGATTTACTATTTCACCGGTTTTCTTAATTCTTGCTTTCATGATTTGATTAAGTATTTAAGTATATACTTTAATGATGTTTCTATTGCATCTTCAAAACGGTCAAAGATATCACTGTCTTCTTTGCCCTTCTTATCATAATTATACATCCCATGAGTTTGGCTATAGTTATCAATAAAGCCTCGCTCATTAGGTTGCCATACCCAGGCCTCATAGGTAGTGTAGAATCTACTTTCGTCATATTTATCTTGTCTGATACCTTTAGGACGCACTTCTATTTCATAACCTTTACGTCTCAGCCAAGACGCTGCCTTTTGATGAGTACAAGTTTTATATGCCGTATTTCCCTTTGGGTCGTACTCATACCTATCTAACTCATCTGATGGAAAACCTTTCTCCTCAAGGAGTTTGGCAATTTCATGCGAACAATATGCTTCTTTCATAATCATTCTTCCTTTAATACTAATGCATCATAATTTTTCCATATACCATCTGCTGCTTTGGCAGATACTTCTTTAATTGGAGTCTCTGGATATATCTGCTGATATAGTTCCATGGCTTTGTTTATTGTGGGTGCAACAACAAATTCACAATTGATAACCCATACTTGTGAATAAAAATAATCCATAATTTATTTCCTCCGTGATTTTTGTTAAAGTTAAGAGTGGAAAAACTAAAGAATTTGCTACCGCTGCATCCTGCTTTCGTATTCCTTGATGATGGGGTCGCACACCTTCAGAACTTGCTCCACTTTGTTAAGGTCGAGCCAATCGTCAGCGTCGCGCACACCGCTCTCCATGTCTATCCAGAACTCGGCATAGCTGCGATGGTCAAGCAAATGCCGCAACTTGTCGCCCACGTTGTCGGCGTTCATGCCACCGGCATAGCCCACGCGAATGTTCGGGTCATCGTCGAAGATGTCAATCGGGGTGTTGATGCCGCGACCGCCGCTTGCATCAAGTAGGTATGACACATGAGGCAGTGGTTTCTCTGTATATCTCAGCCAACTGCGAAGTGCCAACTTGTTGGCCATCTGCATGATGACTTCATCCAGGCATCGGTCAAATGGGCGCATTGAGCGCATTTCCGCATAGCGTCCCGATACGTTCAGATTGATTTGGCAACGGTGGAATAAGTCGAAGTTCCAACCCAAATGCTCATACATCTTGTACGTCTCTGCCGCCACGACATCCTTTGCCATGCCGCCGCAGACGTGAGCAGCGAGCCGCAGGTGTCTGAACTCAAGCCGTTCCAAGATGTGCGGGTCGGGATAACGGTTGCCGTTCTCCTTGTGGTGATAACTCAGCAGCACGCCCCATTCCACGTATGGGTAGCACTGCGAAATCTTCTCGACGTGCTCCAAATCGGTGTGCTCGTCGATTCCTGTGAATGTAATACTTGTCAGTTTCATTTTACTTTGCATAAATGATTTCGCGTACTTCGTTCTCGATGTCCTTTACTTTTTCTTCATCACATTCGACTTCGTAGCCGTTCCTATCGTAGATTTCCTCAATCTCGCAGTCAACGTCATGATAGACGTGAGCGCCAGTATCGGGTTCAACGTGTCCGTTCTTGCGGACGTGGTAAGTCCAGACAGCGGTTATAGCACCGACAGGGAAATACACCGTGCCGTATTCAGAATTGTGTGCGGCATCTGCGATTGCTCTGGCAATTTTCTTGCGCTCTTCTTCGTTAGGGTTAATCTCGCAGAACGTCTCATTGATTTTCCTCCCAGTCTTTTCAAAGAGTTCTTCTTCGGATGCGAAAACACCTCCCTCTCTATGATCTCGCCAATCGGCAAGAAAGGAATAAACTACATAAGGTTCTCCGATGAGGCACCTGATGTTCACGTTCGTAATGCGACGCCACTGGTATTCGACAGGTCCGCTAAACCAGTGCTTTTTTGCGATTACCCAGTCGCTTCTCTTGAAGCGAGGAGTGATTTCGTTCTTTTCCATGATTCTATTGGTTTTTAGTTTGACAATCCTTGGAGTTCTTGTTCTCCTTTACATCAGTAAAGTTCTTCAAAAAATACGATATTTGCAAACAGAAACTTCACCATTTTACCACCTTAACTTTTGGTAACTTTTAGGTGCTTTTCCTGCCATTTCGCCATGCGCTTGTCCATCTTTGAGCGCTCCTCAAACGGAATCGGGTAGATACGGTAGTGATAGGCGAAACAACTCTCGACGTTGGCCCCACGCGAGTCCCTCCATCCCGGTATCTTGTAGATGAGGTCGCATCGCGACAGCTGCCAGAGGTCGTACAGCAACGTCAGCGTGTAGGCTCCTTCTTTTCCGAAAATCCGCTCCAATAGTCCGATAACTGCCTGTCTGGTTCCGGCAGTCCTTTAATGGTCTTATTCAGTGTTTCGTCAAGAATAATCTCGGAGAAACCAAGTGCGTCGTCGTGGCGATTCAGAAGAATGTATTTTGCCTTGATTGTCTTTTCGAGCACGTCGCCACAATAGACGTACCCCATTAGTCCGCGTATGCTAAGGTTGAACAGAAGGAAAGGGATTGTGCGGTCGAGTATTTCCCACACGGTGACGGGAAATAGCGATGGGAAAGCCTCCCACGGTGTGCGTGACTTTGCCCATTTCCACCATGCCGATATGATTAGCTGACCCGTTCCCGCTGTCGGCTCGTGTACGTTTCTGGCATTCTCAACACCTACCAGCATTGAACATAATTCCGCTACCTCTATAGGCGTGAAGTCTTGCCCTTGGTTCTTGCGCTGGCTGAACTCTTCCTCATATACTCGATGGAACCAGTCGCTCCCCATGTCGTAATTGTTCAGCCGCATAAACTCACGATATATATCATTGCGCTCGTCAAGCGGCTTATGTATAACTTGCTCTACGGCTTTAGGCAGATTCATAATATCGTCTATGCCGAAGAAATCCAAACATTCTTTCTTGTTCATATTCTTTTACCTTGATAGATTGCTATGTCTTTTCTCAGATAATCCTTGCACTGATTGCGCAGACGTTCCATCATCTTTGTCACGCCTACAGGATGGCGGTGTAACTCCTCGGCTACCTCTGCACGGTTATACCCCTTCATCATCAGTGCAAATGCTGCTTTTGCGTCCTTACGGCGTAACAGCTGACCGGGATGGAATATCTCGCATCTGTCGGGCATTGTGCATCGGCTGTCTATCATGTCGTAAAGCGTTCCGCTTGGAGCATATCGAAGGTACTGCGTCTGATAGTGCCACCTGCCACGCATCTTTGCCGTCCATACCCAGTTTTGGAGATTTGTCCGTCCGTTTGTCAGCAGTTCAAGGAACGCTTGTGATGTCATGTCTTCTGCATCCTCTCGCTGAATGTGCGGACAATTACCCATTGTGCAAGCAACAACATATTCCCAACATTCGGCATATAGCTCCGATGGGGCTGTGCTCTTAAAGCGTTTCATGCTACTTAAACATTTTGCCGAATACGGCGTTTACTTGTTTCTGTTTCTCCTCTTCGTCGGTGTGCGAGTATATCTCCAGCGTGACGGCTGGTGACGAATGACCGAGGATGCTGGCAATGGTCGCAGGGTCAACACCGCTGTGGAGCATCTGAGTGGCAAAAGTATGACGCATGCAATGTGGGTTGAGTTTTGGTAGTCCGAGCCGTTCCAGTTCGCTGTAATAACAGTTGCGGTATGTGCGCGGCTCCACGGGTTTCTTGCCCAGCCCGACGATGTAGCGGTCGGGCGTGTTGGTCTTGCTGTAGAGCTTTATCCATTTCAGCGGCAGCGCACTGAGCGGACAGGTGCGGCGGCTATTGACGGTCTTGGGTGGGCTGGCCACCAGAACACTTCTTTGGCTGGTGCCGATGACCTCCACCCCATCCAGGTTGAAAGTTCCCCTGGTGTGTATGCGCTCGATGGTGCGGTTTACGCTAACAGTCTTTGCTTGCAAATCGACGTCGGAGAAACGCAGCCCCGTCAGTTCGCCGATTCTCATGCCGGTGGTCAGTCCTATCACCAGTCCTAAGAGTTGGCTGCTGGGGTCTGTCTCCATCTGTTGAAAGACCTTGCGGCATTCCTCCTTGCTGAAGAACTGAATGCGTCCCCTCTGTTCCATTGAAGCCGTAGGATATTCTACATGGTAGGAGAAAAACGGGAAACCATGCTCTTCTACTCCATACCTCAGCATATTGGTCAGCAAGATTTTGCAGTCCTGTGCCGTCTTGCGGCTCAGGTTGCGGTCTTGAATCAGATATTCGATGAACTGGTTCATCTGCTTGTTCGTCACGCTCTGGCTCATGTCATGCTCAGCAAAATAGGGCTTTACATAGAGCTCGTATAGGTTTTCGTAACAGGCAAGCGTGGAAGGCTTCACGCGCTTGCCCTTATACTGAAACCATTCTTGATGTAGTTCGTTGATGTTCATAGTTCCTTGATAATTCGTGTAAATTCGTATAATTCTTTCAGTCGGCTGTCGCCTTTGTGAAAGCGGCAAGCCGATTACGTGTTCGTTTTGCCCTTTGGCTTCTTGCGCTCCGTTGGTGCTCAGGCGAGCGGAGCTCGGAGTCCGCCGCAATCCCGTTTGGCGGGATAGCTCAAACGTCAAACGAGAGCGTGCCGTTGGGGATGGGAACGGCATAGAAGGAATGAGTTCCGATAGAGGAATTCTCCTTGGCATAATACTTAACTTTTGCCATTTCTTATCCGTTTTAATGGGTTTAACTTTAGAAGTGAAGAGTGAAGAGTGAAGAATTTGCTACCGCTCGATGACGATTTTCTTATATTCTTCTAACATACGATGGTAGCCGCTATCCATGCCCCACCAACGGCCTTCCATGTCTTGCAACAGCCACCCGTGGTCTTCCACCGTCGTATGGTTGTCGTTCAACATGATGCTGATTGTAGGATTGCGGCTCATGTCATACGACCATTGAAGTATCACGCCCTTCTGCGACAACTCCTGAATCTGCTCAAAGTTCATGGGATGCACTTGGAACTCTCGCTGAATGTGCATTACTGGGTGTTTCTTCCATTTCTCCAACTGCTTCTCACGTCGCCAATGTTCCTCGATAGTGCGGAATGCACTCATCGCATAGGTCTGACTCTTGGTGTCGGCATCGTTGAAGTTCACCATCTTGCCAGGCTCTTCCATCAGTTCGATGTTGCACACGGCAAGTGCTCCGTTGTAGTCGATTTCGATTTTCATTCGCTGTCCTCCTCTTCATTGTGCTTCGTCACACCGCAAGCGTCGGCCAGTAACGTAACCTTCTCGCAGAAGAAGTCCACCTGCGACACCATCTCGTGAGGTGCCAAGTTGTACTTCGCCCGCTCCACGTTGCGGTCAATCATCTTGAAGAACTCTGTGCGCTGCTCGTCGCTGACGCAATGCTCCGTGACGAGGTAGTTGCACAAGTCCTTGAACGTCTCGGCCAGCTTCATGATGCAGTCGCGCTGCCACTCCGTTGACTTGGTAAGCAGCAGCCGTCGGCGCGTCTCAGGCTGGCAGTCCTCGATGCTCTTCTTCATTGCCTCATACCGATTGTCACGCACAAAGCGCGGATTCTTCGGCAGGCCTGGCAACTGGCCTTTGTTGTGCTCCAGCGATGAGACGGGGAGCACAGTTGCTTTCGCATTCATAACTTTCGTTTTTAAAAAACACAAATAAATCAACTCACACGACAGTCATGAACACACCTTACTTTCCGAGCCTTCTCTGGATGATTTCTTCAACATCCTTCACACCGAGGAGACGCAGGAACCCGACGCAGTAAACGACGATGTCAACCAGGCGTTCCTTGGCATCCGCCATGTACTTGTGCTTCTGCAACGCACTGGACTCGTCCCGTGCCTTGTCAAGCGCCTCGTCCATGCGACGCCACTCCGCGCTGATCATCACTGAATACTTCTTCGTTCCAGCAGTAGGCTTGATGTGGAAGTGTTGCCGAAAACGCTCCAGGCAACTTTCGGCGAATTTGTTAAGTGTTATCATAGCTGTTCTATTTAGTCAGACTTTTTTGTGCGCAGGAGGATGGTAACGCTCCATCGCTCATTGGTCGCTCAGGCAGACTGGCATTCAGCACTACCTGGTACAGCCTTGCTCTATTTAGGCTGCTTTTCTCCTGCGGATGAAAAGCGTGCGACGGCTTTCACAAGAGGTCGCACGAAAAAGATTATGATTCCAATTACGTCAGGAAGACTTGAGACCCTCACGGGCGGCAAAGTCAGAAAAAAGAGTTGTTGACATATCATTCATCATTTTATCTCGGTTCCGTCAATGTTGTATCCGAGGTCAGCCAGTTGCTCGGTCAGCTTGGATGCTTTCTTGTCGAAGGCTTTCTCGGATGCCTGCTCAATCTCCTTGAACTCATCTGGGTACAGCTCATGCAGCAGAAGCGCAGCAGCACCTCCAGTGTTGTACCGCTGGCAGTACTCGGCGATGGCACGCCTGCGTAGCTCGCTCAGCTTCTCAGGGTGCTCTTCAAGGAACTTCAGTCTCGATGCCACGTTCCACTCGATGTGGTTCTCGTTGAGGTAAGAGTAGCCGGCCTGCTCCATGATGATGAGCAGCAGTATCTTGCTCTCGACTGCAACGATGGGGCCGTCCTTGGTTCCGTAGTCCAACTGCTTCACCTTCTTTGCGGCGGCTTCGTCGAAGTCTCTGGACTTCTTTTCAACCAGATCCTTGTACTTGGCGATGAGCACGTCCTTCTCGTCACGGCCGGTTGTGTCAACCTTTGGCGACGAGTAGAAATATGCAACGTCACGGGTTGAGAAGAAACTGCCCCAAAGGACGATGGTCTTGACGACTCTTCCGTCTGCCATCATCTGCTGCAGGCGCTCATCGTCGTCTTTGTACCAGCAGCGTCCTCCGAGATTTTTTAAGTTGACTACCTTGTAGCCCTTGCCTTCTGCCCACTTCTTCATCTTTGCCGTAGCCGCCTTGCCGGATTCGTCGCGCCATGCCGGAACGTCCTCGGTGGCGAGCAGTATCTTGCCAGGCTGATACTCTTCGTCCTTCATGACGATGGTGCCTGAATGCTCAATCCACCACTGTCGGTAGAGCATCTTCTTCTGGTCGAAGCAATCTCGGTCGGTGCACTTGGCATCACCCTTCATCTCGTAGAACAGACAGCCGTGGTTGGCCGTGTTCTTGAAGCACTGCTTGCAGGGAGTGCCATCGGTGTTCCACTCCTCACCGCCGTCTTCGCCAATCCAACCAGCATGTTCGAGGAGCATGAAGTCGTCTTCGATGAACTCCTTGATGTCGGAGGCGCTGTACGTCTCACCCTCGTCAAGTTCCTTCAGTTCCTCCTCGTAGAACTTCTCCTGAGTCTCCGCGCTGCACTTGGCCAGGTTGATGGCGCCCTTCAGCGGAATGACTCCGTCGGTCAGCGGCTTGTGCAGCTGCTTGATGAGCCCGCGTAGTCGTGCGCGGTCCTGCACATAGCGTAGAGACTTGCCCATGCGTGCGGCTATGTCCTCGGTCGTCTGCCCTCGCTCGAGCAGTGAGTTGTAGGCCATGCACTCCTCGATGGGGTCAACGTCCTTGCGCTGCAGGTTCTCCGTGATCATCGCGTCGAAGGCTTCCTCATCCGTCATGTCTCGGACGATGGCGTCAATGGTTTCCTTACCAAGCAGCTTCACGGCTCGGTAGCGCCGCTCACCGCAGACGATTTCGTACTTGACCTCTTCGGCTTCGCCTTTGGCGTTCAGTCTGACCTCCGAGGGACCAGCCTTGTACTTCTTGGCATCAAACAGCATTTCGCATATGGCAACGCGAGTGCCAGTTCTGATGAGCTTTGGCAGGTAGGAGTCAAGGGAGTGAAATGGGAAACCACTCATCTTGATGCTTTTCCGTCCGACCTTCTTTATCGTGACGGTGATGCCGAGGACCTTGGCAGCCTTGTCAGCATCGTCCTCATAGCATTCGTAGAAGTCACCGCAGCGGAACAGCAACAGTGCGTCCGGGTGCATGGACTTCATGTCATTGAATTGCCCGTAGGCGGTCTCTCCGTAGTCGGCGGACTCGACCTTCTCGACACCTCCGCCACAAGGACGTACGGTGATGGGCTGCAGCAAACCCTGCTGCCTGATGTTCTCGGCAAGTTCTGCAATGGTTTCCTTGTCGAACGTCTTGCGAGGATTCAGCGGACTCGCACAAATCTCGCTCACTTTCAGATTTTGAATTTCCATAATGTAGGAATTTAAGTTTGACAATCCGAAGGCTCTTAGGTGGCCTTCCGTCGGTAAAGTTCTTCATAATTGACAAGATGTGCAAACAGAAACTTCACCATTTTAACGCCTTAACTTTTGTTGACTTTTGCGTAGTCCTCTATCTTGCATAGCAGCCGCAGCGCATCCTGGTCGCCGCTGGCCACGCGCTCGCCCAACTGCTGCATGAGCAGTTCGCTCTTGGCGGCAACCTCTCGCTCGTAGGCTTTACGCTCGAATCTGCGTATCTCCTCGTTGTGGGCATACAACTCACAAGCCTGCACCCTCCAGAAGTCTCTGAGTGCCTCCATGATGCGCAACGGGTCAACTGCTCCGTAGAACGTGCCGTACTTTCCAGACTTGTAGTCATGGAAGAACACCATCAGCTCAGTCAGCTTGTAGTTGCTGTGGTTCTCGAGGATGAGTCCAGCGACTTGGTCAATCTGCCGAGGAGTCATCTTGGTCTGAGCGCCTGAGAACTCGTTGAGGTCGGCCAGTTGTACCTGCAGCCATGACTTGGCTACGTTGTCTCCGTACTGCTCAGCAACGTCGCTCAGCTTCGGTGCAGATCCGTAGAACATGCGGCCTCGGTGATGGAGGCACCATTCAGACTGCCGGTCTGGGTTGTATGTCGTCAGCAACTTTGCCGCTTCGCCTACGTCCTTAACGACTGGCGAGTGTGTTTTCGACAAGCTGCCTATAGCCTTCAGCACGCCGCTGACGGTCTGCATCTTCCCTCTGTTGTCTTGTTGTTCCATATTGCGTAGTGCTTGGTTGTGGCTGTGAATCCTTGTCATCGTAGTTGCCCTCGAGAACCTTCGGGAAGTTGTTCGGTCGGAACACCCAGTCGAAGGATGCTACAAATCCTCTGTTGTTTTTACCATTGAGGAACGACGACGCGGCTGCTTTCGTTATGACTTCATAGACCGCATCTACACCATACTCGAGTAGTCGTGCCTTGAACCACGTTTCTCGTGTATGGGCGAGTCCTTTGATTGTAGGTATGACTTTGCCGGTCATCGTATTGTTCCAGAACTGGATGATTTGTTGCTTGGTTGGCGTTGACACTGAAACATTGCGTGGGGACTGCCCTGCATCTGAATAAGATGCAGGTAGGGGTCTTTCTGCTTTTTCTTTTTCTTTATCTTTTTCTTTAGGTAAAGATATAGGGGGTGTGGGGGAAAAAACATTAGGGGTTTTCTGTTTCTTTTCATTTTCTTTTTCTCTTTTGTATACATTTGTATCACTTGTATTCATTTGTATTTTTTGTATACATGTGTATTCATTTGTATTCATTTGTATAGAATCAGAAACTTTTCCCCAACGCTTATTTATCGCACGCCTACGCTTCTCAGAGACCTCATCTGCTTTTGACTGCTCAATATCAAAACTACTAACGAACAAGTTGAACGGGAAAGCAAGGACAGGTGGCAGCACGTCGGGTTTATTGCCACTTTTTGCATATTCGAAAATCGCCTTGAACAAAATGCCAGCATCTTCGTTTGTCAGAGTCTTAACAGCGTCAAACCAAGATACATGAAAGGTAAGTTCTTCTTGTCTCATGGCTCTATCTGTATTTCCAGTAACTGACTACAGCCTGGGTAACGTACTCACTGACGCAGAGGCCGAAATGCTCACTCACCGCCTTCACGAACTCGATGAGGCCGTGACATACGACGTACTTGCCGCCGTTCTGCTCGCATACGGACTGCCACTGCTTCTGATCGTCGCTCTGAACACCGCCTGCGCGGCCAGTGATTCCGAACATCTTGTTGGCAGGCTTACGCGGCCGCTTCATCTCAATTCCGAGCGGTGCGGCATTGTAACGGGTTGGGAACAACACCATGTCTGGCGCTCCGCTGACCATGCCTTCGTACTTTGCCATGGCTGCCGACTTCGGCGTCCTGAAACCTCCATTCTCTGCCGCGAACAGCAGCACGGAGAGGTCGGGAAACGTCTGGTCGAACCACTGCTTGCACGTATGCTGCAGCATCTGCTCGGTGTAGTCCCATTCGAGGTGGAGGATGTCCTCCACGCTGCGGATGTCCTTTTGTTCTTTCTTCTTCATAATGTCAGATTCTTGATCCGAAGAAGTCGAGCGCCATCTGCGTGACCTGCTCGGTGATGTTGGTCGTCGTGCCGGTCACTCCGTCGGCAATGCTCTTCTTCGTCTGGATGATTTTGTACATATACTCGTCTATGGTACCGTTACCGAGGAAGTAGTAACAGTTGACGTTGTTCTTCTGCCCGTTGCGGTGGGCGCGGTCTTCTGCCTGCTCGCAGTCGCTGTACGTCCAAGGGAATTCTATGAACGCCACACGCGACGAAGCCGTCAGCGTCAGACCCGTACCGCCGCTCTTGTAGTTGAGGATGATGAGGCGCACGTCCTTTCTCGTCTGGAACGCATCCACGGCGGCCTGCTTCTGCTCGATGCTGTCGTCGCCAGTCACGGTCACTGCCTTCGGGAACTCCTTCTTCAGTGCAGCGACAACCTCCTTCAGATAGGCGAACAGGATGAGCTTCTCACCGCCGTCGATGATATCATGCACGAACTCGGCAACAGCCTTGATTTTGCCTCGGGCGGAGATTTGCTTGAGGATGCCCATCTTCACCATGATACTGGCCTTCATCTTGCGCTGTATATCCTCCTCGGAAGTGCTCTTGTACTCGCGCAGGTAGTTGACGAGGTCCTTCTCAGCGTCCTGGTACTCCTTGGTGTTGGAGATGTCACACTGCATGTACTGGCGTGTCTTGTCGGGCAACTCGGTGAGCACCTTCTGCTTCTCCCTGCGGAAGAAACACGTCTGCCATAGGCGGTGGTTCAGTTCCTTGATGTTGCTCGACTGGTAGAGCCCGTCGCAGTAGCGGTCGACAAACTTGCGGTAGCCTCCGAAGTCGTCCAGACGTCCCATTATCTTGAGCTGCTGTATGAGGTCCATATTGTTGTTCACGACGGGCGTACCCGTCAGTTCGAACACCCATCGCTTTCCCTTGCAGATACCCTCGACGAACTTGGACTGCTGCGTCTTGTTGGTCTTGCACTTGTGGCTCTCGTCGATGATGACTGCCTTGAAGATTTCCTTACGTGGGTCGTACTGGATGCTGCGCTGCGTGAAGCGTGCGCTGTCGTCAATCTTGACCACGAAGAACTTCTTCAGCGACTCGTAGTTGGTGATGAACACGTTGCACATGCCCTTCTCGTAGAAAAGGTGCCAGGTACTCTTGTTCTTGTCGTCGAGGATGATGCTGTCCATGCCAGCAAACTTCTTAAACTCACGCTGCCAGTTGATTTTCAGTGCCGCAGGACACACAACGAGCACGGGGAAAGTCTCCCCATGGACCAAGCTCTCGTTGTGCGCCTTTACCACTGTGCAGATAGCCTGCAGCGTGTTGTGCGTGACGATGTAGTCACGGGTAAGGTACAAGTGGTCAGGAGCCGCCACAAGGATGCAACGTGAGTTCTCACGTCCATCTGGCTCAATACGCTCGATATACCGTGAATTGTAGTTTCCACGCTTCGCATTGTACTTCTCTGCCTTCAACCTCGTGTGGAAGGGGTTGAAAGGAAGACGGACTGCCACCCTGTACTCGACTGGTTTCCCTTCGTCGGTGCGGTCATACTCATGTATGGTAGCATGACCTCCGAGAGAAAGAACAAGTTCCCTTACATCCTTGCTGAGTTGGGGACTGATGGTGCAGTACGACAGCGCAGTCTTCCCCTTCGGGCAAGTTCCGTCGGTGTCCATGAGGCCGCACAAAAGTTCCTTTCGCTGTTCAACACTCCCATAAAGGTATTCGTGAGGGATATGCTTGTGCACAGATGTCACGTTGAGGCTCATCCTGACAAGTTCCTGCCTCACGTCATTGAAACGCTTGCCGACTGGCTTGCGTATCGTATAATGAGGACAATCCTTCTCTATATGTGTGAGAGTGTAGCCGTCGGGCAAAAGTTCTCTCACCCTGTCTGCGATGTCAGCCTTCTCTTCGGGACAAACGAAATCCACAGAGCAGCTTGTCAGGCATCCGTCGCCGATAAGGACACCAAGAATGTAAGGAGCAATGAGATGCTTCTTTTCTTGGTATTGCACTGGCTGGCACATCGGAATCTCCCAACGAAGGACAGGCTTGCGACAGGTGGCGGCTCTCGACGGCGACATATTCCAAGTCAATCCCTTGGCGAGGATATCGTCAGTTGTCATCGTCTTCCATCCTTGGCCACGTCTCCTCATGTTCACGTCACGGACACTCCAGAGGTGTTCGCCTCCAGCCCTTGTCCATGTGCCGTCATTGAAGAAAACCTTGTACACGTCACGTTCTCCACGTTCGTACACCTTCAGAACTCGATGAGCCTTTCCGTCACTGCCGAAAACCTCATCACCCTCCTTCAACTCACCCATTTTCACGTATCCGCTTGGTGTGGAAACAGGCTCTGAATAGGGTTGGCATTTTCCCAAACCTGGTTGGTCCCCAAATATGCACCGCTTGTGGTCGAGTGCATAGCGGACACCGAGCAGCTGGTACGGATATGGCTGCAGCAGCATGTAGTGCTCACCCTCGAAGGGAAGCATCTTGTCCACGTCGTCAGCGAACTCCTCCAAGTCTGCCTCACGCTCATGGAAGTTGTGCAGCAGTCTGCGGCCTCTCACGAGCTTATTGCGTGCCCAGTTGCCGAGTGCCAGGGCATACCACATCGCGGTACGTCCGAGCGGATATACGAAGTCGACGGGATAGACCCACATGGATGCGTCTGCGTCCCAGCGCGGAGATGAGGGGATGCGGCGTATCACGTCAACGATTTCCTTTCGGTAGTACGGGTGTTTCTTCCCGTACCGGTCCGTCTCGGTGAACTGCAGCCGAACTTCCCTCGCGCCGCGGATGATGGTCATTTCTCTCATGAGTATAGCATTCGACGCTGCCTTGTTATCGCAAGACGTACCGCGCGGATGGCTTCCTCACGTCCTCTGAGGCTGTCCTCGTAGGCTTTCAGTTCGTCCTCGTCCTGTGCCTGGAAGTAGCCGTCGGACGTCGCGATAAGTCCGGGTATCAAGTCGTTCGTCCGTATGTGGTTGATAATCTTACGCAAGCGCGGAGCGTCGAGCTTGTAAGACGCCGCATTCATCCTCTTGATGATGAACGAGTTCGTCACCGCGTTCCGCTTTCCTTGCTTGGTGCGAAGTCCGCTGACAATGACGGGGAGCAGCACGTCGCGCTCATAGTCGGTCAGGGGCTTCGTCTCTTCGTTGAAACCTGCAATCATGACTTTTCCTCAAATGGGTCGGTATCGTCGTCCTTGAAAGGCAGAGCCTGATCGGTGTAGGCGAACTTGCGGTCGATGATGTATGCCTCGGTCTCGAACGCTATCTGCTGGCAGATGTCGCGCAGGTACTGGGAACGGTCCGAGTCGTACTCGGTGTTCTCATTGCTGATGTTCATTCGCGGAGAGTTGATGTTCAGCGTCTTCACCGACTTCAGCAGACGGTGTCCGCTGATGGAAATGCAGAACGTGTTGTCAGATCCGCTCATGTTGAGGCCGCTGATAGAATAGTTGCCGAGGGCAGCCACGGTCTCGGGTTCGTCAAGGTTCTTCCAGTTGATGTAGTCAGCCTCCTCCATCTCGCAGATGTCAACGAAGTAGGGCTTCAGTTTGTCGAATGCATCACGGAGGTCTGGGTGGATGGGTTCCTTGCACTTCACGCTCAGTTCCTTTCCTTCCTGCATGTACTTGGCCTCGATGCCGAGTCCGTTAATCTTGACGGACTTTAAGTCAATTCTTGTTGCTTTCATAATTCAATTTGTTTAGATATTGTGTGAATACTCAGAGCCATCTTTTGAGAGCATGATACTTCTTGCTCCCAGGGTGTTTTACTCCGTTCTTCCATGCGACGCGCACGGCTTGCGTATGCGCCGGGTTGACAAATTCTCGTTTGTGGTTCTGCTTTGGGTCTCGGTAGTCGCCGTATTCCGACGTCTTTACCCACTTTCTTTTCTGTTTCATTGCTATACTTTGTTGTGGTATTGTTCGTAGAACTCCTGATAGTACAAGTCGTCGGGGTTTGGCAACGTGATACCAAGTTCAGCGGCTGCGTCTGCCTGGACCTTGTCGAGGAAGTCCTTCATCTCCGAAGAGGTCAGGTGGCTCGTGCCGCACGGCACGCTGCCTTGTCTTCTGCCGAAGGTGACGGGACGTGAGAGGAACATGTAGCAGTATGCGTCATGAACCTCCTCCTTCGTGTTTCCCGTGGCTTCGGAGATACACTGGAACCACATCCACATCAGCGCGTTCTGGTTGCGGCTGCGAGGCGTGGTTTTTTTCTTCACGGTCAGGACGTACTGTCCGTTGGGAAGAAGGGCGGTGAGGGTGTCGAGCGGTCTCGACATCCTCACTACTCCGTTCTCCTTGGTAAGGAGAAGACTTTGTACTTTCATGGCTCAATCAAAATGGCAGTTCGTCGCCCTGCTCTGCGCCGAACATCTGTCCCTGCTGCGGAGGTACAGGCGCGGGCTGAGGCTGGGGAATAGGCTGAGGCTGCATGGGTTGTGGAGTTTGCCTGCTCAAATATGCCTGAGTAGCCGCCACTGCCTGTTCAGCTTGTTGGTAGGTGTAGTTCTGCTGAGGTAGCGGAGCCGGCTGCATGGGCTGCATCGGGCGCATGGGTTGCGGAACTGGTGATGCTGGCATCGGGGCAGATCCTTGCGTCTTAGGCGTGAGCATCTCGAGGACGCTCACTTCGACGTCCCACGCCTTATGTTTCACGTCGGGGTAGTTCTTGTCCGCATACTCGCGGCTCTTCAGCTTGCCCTCGATGTAGAGTTTGTCACCCTTGTGGACATACTGCTGGACGGTGTCTGCAAGACGCCGCAAAAAGACGAGCGTGTGCCATTCGGTGCGCTCTGGGACCTGCTGGCCGTCCTGACGTGTATATGCCCGTTCGGTGGTCGCAAGACGCACCACGGCGCATTTGCTGCCGTCATCATAGGAATTTACTCTCGGTTCGTCGCCGACGTTACCGATGAGCGTTAATTTGTTTACAGACATATTACCTGATTGTGATTTTAATGGTTTCTTTTCTTTCGGTTGTCTTCATGTACTGCACATACAAGTCGGGGTGCTCCTTCTTGAAGCGCGTGGAATCGAACGTCTGTGAGCTCGTCGGAGGGGTGTAGGTCATCTTCAGCTGCTCACAGTCCCATGACTTGATGCCGTGTGCCTTCATCGCCTCCAGCGCGGCGTTCTTGATGTTCTCGTACTGTTCGGTGTACTGGCTCTTCAGACGCTCAGCCTCAATGAGCAAATCTATGGCGTCCTGGGCGAGGATAACGGGGTTCTCAGCCTTCTTCACCAGTGCGGTGGGCTGATACTGCTCTCCGTTCCGTTCGGCGCTCAGAAGCGCTGAAACGGCTTCGGCTCCCTTATCTTCCACCTCGACCAGTTTGCTGAGTTTTACGTTGAAGTCGTCATCGACGACGACACGCACGGCGAACAGCCTTGAAACTTGGAGGTCGAACTTGTTCTGGTTCTCGAACATGTACTTGTAGATGCTCAGTTGCCAGGACACATACTCGAGGTTGAGTTTCTGCGGCGTCTTGATGTCTGCAAGGATGATGTTTCCCTCGTCGTCGCTCCATACACAGTCGATGTTGCTGGCAAAGAACTCACCGTCAGTTACGGTATATTCGTTTGCAACAGGATTGTACTTGCCACGCAGGAGGCGGTAGGCGTTGACCACTTGTGAGGGAGGCGTGAACAGTCCGTTGCGGTCGTTCTCGTCGAATGCCTCGCAGAGGTTGTGCACCTTTGTTCCACGCTCTGCTGCGTGGTTGAGGATGTGCTTGGGAATGTCCTTGTACTCGTCTGGGAACAGCTGGCGGCGTATCATCTCAGTGATGCCCACCAGCATCTTGCCGTTGAGCATATAGGTATGGAGTTCTTCGTTGAACTCCACACCTGAATTGATTAGTTGAATCGGTTTCATTGTGAACAGAATTTTTGATACATTTTACTCCCGACCTTGTAGAACTCGCTCTTGGCGTCGTGGGTCAGTTCGGCATATTTGTTCCAGACTGATTCCCACTCGTCAGTAGTCTTGACAGCCTGGATCTCAGCCACAGCTTGTTTCATGATGGCGTCACGCTGCTCAATGACAGCAGCCTCTGGCAGATCCTCTCCTTGATAGAGATAGAGTGCAAGTCCATGGAGCGCGAGTGCCTTCACAAGACAGCGCATGATTGCCTTGTTTACGTCCATAGACGTTATTTCGGCAACAGGAACTGCCTGATTTTTGTAGTTCATCACTGGAAGCATAATCTTGCGTTCACGGCCTTTGACGATGGCACCGACTTCGACCCATGCGGTCTTCCCGTCGGTGAAGTAGGGCCAACCCTGTTCGTTACGATATACAATGTAGTCTGCATCGGGGTCGTACTTCATGATTTCGCCCCAGGCTTCAGACCAAGGCAGGTAGGTCAGTTGCACCTTACCGTTGTCTTTCTTCTCGGTTTTCTTGCTTACGTCAAGACTCGAGAGATACTCGAATGTTCCATTCGTTTCCATGTTTGACAATCTTTGATGGTTGATTACTTGTCGGTTTGGAGCAGTTGCTTGAACTTCTCGTACTCGGCGTTGTTGGCTCTCAGCGGATAGTCGGAGTCGATGCGGACACGGTAGTAGTGTCCATTCCCGTCTTCATCCTTGTCGATGTTTGAGGTGAACTTGCCTTCGATGACGGTGCACTTCCCATCTTCGCTGTCGCATGTTCTGGTGGTTAATTCGACACCATGCTCCCAGTTGTCGCGCTGCTGGAGCGTCTGCAGCCCTTGCAGGAACATCTTCATGTCCTGCTCGGATGTGCCGTGGCACTGCGCTTTCTTTTCTTCCATAAATAATTGGGATTTGGAGTTAAACAATATGGTTTTGGTGGGTAGGCGGACTCTCATGTCCTCCATCCACCTGCAATTTTCAGTATTTTTGGCAAGTTATGCAAACGAAAACTTCGCCATTTTCACACCTTAACTTTTGCTGACGTTGACTGACGTTTTTTAACTTAATTCAACGGCCGGCTTTCACAAGTGGGCCGTTGATGACACATAGAAACACATTCAAAAATGCACTCAATTAAAGAAATGGAAATCTTCTTTGTGCAACGCCTCGGCCACGAACCGAGGGCCTCAGTGGTAGAGATTCGGAGCATCACCAGCAATGCTGGCGGGTTTCGTTATCCGATGTGTTGGCGACATTATCACATCTTTCCGTTGCATCGCTGTCTTTCCAGCTGTCATACGTCACTTATCTGAGTGACAGGTTTCCCACGACCTTGTGCCACGCTGCGGATTCGGACCGCAGTTCGTCCTCACGTTTCAGAGCACACCGATGACACCTAAGAAGTTTACACCTCTCATCGGCGGTTTAGCACTCTCTCAGCCTTATACCTGTTGACGCTGAGCATCCGTGGCGAAAAGACGGTGGCGTGCGAGGCTTTTTGGACCGTTCGCCACCGTCGGTGTGTCAGGACGCCTAAGCATTTAATCCATGTGGGCTTTACAGCTACCACCATCCTGACTGAAGGTCTCCGACGACCTTGTTGGTTCTACGCGCCGTGGAGCCTGCACTCAATAGTCCACGGCGGACGTCTCTCATCATAGTGCCGTCTTGCGTTGTACTGGCAGTCGTAGCACTTGCCGGACGCGACGAGGACTCCGTCCAAGTACGGACAGGCAGCCCTGTCTTCGACTACGCGCGTCCCGACGACGTTCCCGTTCTTGTCTGGCTTGCTGAGCGTGTAGCTCTTCTTGACCTTGACGAACACGTCCAGCGTCATGTCGGTACGCTGAGGATTGGATCTCATGTCAGTCCTTCACGATGGCATCGACATAGCGTCTCATCCACCTCGGCATAAGCCGACCGCCGAAGAAGGCGAGGATGAACAGCCAGCAGACACCGCCGACGGTACATACCTGGTTGCCTGTCACGAAAAGCAGCAGCGGTGCGCCCAGCACCAGCAGCCACAGGAAAAATGCTATACGTCTCATGATTCCACAAGTTGAAAGGTGATTACGTTTTCTTCGATGTCAACGACCTTGTAGGTCGCTTTCTCCTTCAGATTAAGGCATTGTGCTATGGACTTGTTGTAGATGCGCATACAACCGCTGGTGAACGTCTCGCTGAATGGAAGTTGACAAGCATCTTGTCTTATGACTTTGTCGAACGCCAGTGCGAACTCGGTACTGATGTTACCCTTGTTTTTATCTCGGCTCGAACGGAAGGCTGTGTGGTACTTGTTCAAGCCTACATTCATGTATGAGCGTACACGTGCCGCAAGGTTTGCGCTCAGGCTTAGCCGTCCGTACTTGGGGTCGATGGTCATCGTCATGCCGTTGAGGCTGACTGCAGACCTCGGTATCGGTGTCGGCTTCGTGGCATCATCGTCCTCCTTGATGGATTCATTCGGATCGTTGAAGAGCTTGCTAAGTTCTTTAAGCGCAGTAGACACGTCGTTGAGCACGTCACCCGTTTGCTTAGTCATCTGTACGTTCGTCTGACTCAGGAGGACAAGTGCCTCCTTCTGATTTTCAACTTTCTGCTTGAGAGCGTTGATGGCTTCCGTCTGCGAGATGGATGCCTGGCGAAGAGCGGCAAGCTCTTTCGCGAGTTCGTTGTTTTTGTTAAAAAGTCCCATTTTCTCAGTTATTAAATGTTTAACAATGTATCATCTTACGGCAGTGTCGCAGGACCTGGTCGGCGCGGCACCGCCATTTGCCGTTCTGTGCATCGGACGGCTTGTCTGCCTCTATCTCACCTTGCTCGATGAGGCGCGTGAGTCTCTTCAGACCGCCGACGATGCGGGCTGCCTCGTCGCGGCCGAACGTACGGCCGGAGAAATAAAGCAGGATGTTGTCAAGCATCCGTTCCTTTGGGTTCACCGGTGTCTTCATAGGATGTGCCAATTAGGACACGCGCGTCACGAGGACGCTGCGTGAGGGATAATCACATTTTGTCGACCACTTCCAGCCGCTGGCCGTGAGTCCGATGAGCGTGGTCCGCATAGAGGTACGGATGGTACCAGTCTGCTCGATGGGGAACGTCTGCTGTTCTCCGACTTCCATCTTGCGGAGCGTGGACGCGATGGGGCGTCGCTCCTCCATTTTCTTTTTCTTCATTACTTTTGCCATAATCATCTATAAAATGGTTAGTGCCTGTGCGTGATCCAACGGGAACGCTTATGCCCTGCAAAATTTACAATAGCAGATAAATTACTACTGCAGCGCCCAGGCAGGAATTGGGGCACGTCTCCGTTCGGTCAGTTTTGTAGTTTTTGTGATTTCGCGATTGCCGGTTGGGTGACGTACTCAATTACTTTTTACCAGAGGGGTTTGCACCCTCGTATTCCTGTTTCATCTTCACGCGACCGTGCAAGCACGGACTCCCGCATCCTCCTGCGGGCACCTGACAAGCGTTACGTGGTTTGCTGCTACGCTGGGTAGGTCTTCGCACCTTCTTCTCCGCCCGTACTCGGAAGCCTTGGCTTCTTTTCCATATAGTCTTAGTCAGATGATGAAGTTACAATACTGTCAAGGTCCTCAGAAACCGCTCCAAAAAAATTAAAAATCTGTTTGGAAATATCGTGCAAATGTTATATATTTGTTGCG